CGTTTTGTTCAAGCAAAAGTATGGCGAGATTGTTGTCTGCTGTGATAGCAGAAAGTATTGGCGCCGTGATGTGTTTCCATTTTACAAGTCCAATCGTAAGAAGGATCGTGAGAAGTCCGACTTTGATTGGAATCTCATCTTCGAAACTCTCGGTAAGATTCGAGAAGAGTTGAAGCAGAATTTCCCCTATCGTGTTCTAGAAGTTGAAGGTGCTGAGGCTGATGATATCATCGGCGTTCTCTCGGCTCGACTCTCCGCAAATGAAGAGGTACTTATTCTATCATCGGATAAGGATTTCGTTCAGCTTCAGAAGTATGAAAACGTCCAGCAGTATTCTCCCATTCTTAAGAGATATGTTAAGGCCGACGATCCACATATGTATGTGAAAGAGCATATCATCCGTGGTGATCGTGGCGATGGCATTCCTAACTTTCTGTCTGCTGACAATACGTTTGCCCTCGGAGAACGTCAGAAGGTCATAAATAGCAAGAAGTTGTCGGAATGGTTGCACAAGACTCCAGAAGAGTTTTGCGTGAATGATAACATGCTTCGTGGTTATAAGCGCAATCAGATGCTTGTAGATTTGGATTTTATTCCTGAGAGTATCAAGCAATCAATTGTGGAAGCTTATGATACCACAAAGCCATCTTCTCGACAGAAGATGTTCAACTACTTTATCGAAAAGCGACTAAGCAATCTTATGGAAGTGATTGACGAATTTTAAGGAACAAAATGACAAAGAATATCCATGAAGTGTTTGATGAACTAGAACTAGCTCCGCACAAGGAAGCGGCCAAGGCTATTCTATTTTATAATATGACTGCCGGTTTGCGCGGAGTATTGCGCGCCAACTTTCATCCCGGAATCAAGTTTGTGATTGATGACATTCCGGTATATAGAGAGAATGATGCACCAATCGGATTAGGTGATACATCGATTCACAAAGAAATCAATCGCGTTTACATCTTTGAACAAAACAACCCCCGTGTCGATCAGAATCTAACACTTGAGCGAAAGAGACAAATCCTCGTTCAAATCTTAGAGGCACTGGAAGCCAAAGAAGCGAAGATTTTTGCTGATATGATAATGAAGCGTATCAATGTAAAACATCTCGACAAGAACTTGGTTGAAGAAGTTTTCCCGGATATGTTTTCTTACTAATATTGGAGTGCCTTATATCATGGTCAGTTTAACGAAGGAACGATCATGTCTAAGAAATCTAAACTTGCAAAATTGCTATCGACAAAAGAACGCTACGAATACGAAACAACGGTTGAGGATTGCCAGAAATGGTTCAACATCCTCAACCGTGAACTATTCAACAACTCCCTTCCTCCTGTCAATGAAATTGATATACGATGGCGCCGCGGCGCTCATGCATGGTACGATTATGATGAAGATCACCCGGGTGAAGGAACATCTAAGTTGTTAATGAACAAGCGATATAAATCCAAACAGTTTTTTGTTGAAGTGTTGGCCCACGAAATGGTACATCACTATCAATACATCTACAGCGAAGAGATGGGTCACGGCTCTTCGTTTCTAAAATGGCGTGACAAATTCAATAAGAAAGGCTTGAATCTCGTAAAGGCATATTAGCATGAAATACAAAAAGAACTATTATGGTACTAATGAAGAATATGATGACGGTGAGGTTGCTGATTTGAGAAAAGGCAATAAGCGCCGTCCAATCAGAAACTGGACTAAGGTTTATGTTGAGCATTTAGATGAGGCCGATGAAATAGACGATTTTTACGGTAACAAGCAAAATTACAGATAACGTAGCGTAAGGTGGTATGTGGTGGACGCATACCACCTATGCGTTTATAAACATTGAAGTTTTCGGGTTCGGTACCCATATCTAGTGTATCAAACAAGGAGACTTCTCTATGGCTATCGCTTGGAATACGCAACACCGGGGTTTTGACGGCACCGAACAGAATTGGGAAGGTGCTGTACTTAAGGTTGTACACGACCAGAGCTATCGGATCATGTCGGACGTATGGGGTTCCGCAGACTGGGCGCTTGTTTGGGATGAGGCCACCGCGTCTCCTAAGAACATCCTAGTCAATGTGTACGATATGCAGCCGAGCGGCTGGTGCCCCGTCCAGATCACGGTGGATGCTACTGACGAAATCCGCGAGAAATACAAGCAATGGTTGATCAATCTGGAGTATAACCGGTTGCTGGATCTTGAAGAGAGCCGCGTCCGTCAGATTGAGAAGGGTGCTATCGCAAAGGTTGTAAAGGGTAAAAACGGCAAGGGTACTATCGGGCCGGTTGTAGTGATGATGGATGCAACCTACGGTATGGGCTGGCGCTCTTCCATCGAAAAGAAGCTGGCTATTGCCACCTCTGACGTTAAGGTAAAGAAGGCCTTACGTTCAGGTAAGGTTGTGGAAGTCTATCAGGACGTGGTCTGGGTTTGGGCTCGTAACTGCCAGCGGGTAGATATCGCGGAGATCAACCAGCACATGCTCTGGCTCGAGGCCGAGCAGCGGGCAGCATGGAAGATCCCGGCTTAAGGCCACCCGTTCCAGCCCGCTCCTACCGCGTCTGGAATCAGATTCAATAAAATCAAACACTTAGCCGAAAACCCCATCCCAATGAAATCAACGACTTAGCCATGCGCTGGATGCATACCTATCATGCAAAAGAACATGCATTCCGCTCTTGAAAAACCGACTTGCCATCCCCATCTATAGTATATGACAATGAGAGAGAAAACCATGAAGACCTACCGCCTGCCCAAGACTGCCCGAGAAAAGGCTAAGTTTCACGCTACGGTTGTAAATCATCCGAACGCCAATATTCGATTGGCCGCCAACTATATTGCTGAGGCTGCTAAGGCGGCTCGTTCCGGCAATATCTCAGAATTTATGACTTTCGTTTCCCTCGCGCAAAAATTTGCCGAGGATGTAGATTTCTGCAATCCCGAAAGGAACCTTCGCTAATGGCTAAGCGCAAGACCGCCGATATCTCGGCCATCATCGATTCGGCTAATCGTATTTTGAAGGGTACATGGTCGATCAATACCAAGGAATATCGCTCGGGCGTGATTGTCATGCTCGAAAACATCCTGATGGAAGCCCAGTATCATCGCGGCTTTCGCTACCTGACGAATCACGAACTTCCCGGTGACGTTCTTCCCGGCGTTCGGTATCGGGCTGACGGTACTTTGCCGGACTATCAGGAACGTTTCCTTAACACTGATGACACACGGAGGGTTTACTAATGGGTGCTTACAAGGATTTTCTGATTGGACTGGAAGAGTTGGTCTATACGGCCCTTGAGAAGGGCGCCCGTGATGTGGACTCGGTGTATGCTTATGTCTACATGTACGAGCAACGGGCCGACCGAGATACCGTCCAAGCTATTCTGGACGACATGTCCATCAATGACGATATGCAACTTTGGGTTGCTTGACGGGTTCTTACCAACCTGCTATTATATCCAAGTTAACTCAATAAACACAGGAAAACACACATGACTAAGACTGCTGCCCATTTTGTAGCCCTCGCCTTTCTTAAGGCTAAGGGTTCTGCAACTCCCGCCGAGATTGAAGCTCACGTTGGTCGCGGTAAATACGCGGCCAAGTATGTTTGCTATCTCAAGCTTGAAGGTTATGAGATTGAGACCGTCAAGTCTGGCAAGACCGTGACCGAGTATAAGTTTATCTCGGACGGCGATTCTGCGACCCGCGAATACAAGTGGGTGCCGCCCGCACAGCGCGGTGCTGCTCCGAAGCAGAAGAAGGTCAAGGCCGCTGCAAAGCCGAAGGCCTCTAAGCCTGTCAAGGTTCGCCAGTCCAAGCAGACTCCGTCAGCGCCCGTCAAGAAGGCGGCTCGGAATGTCCTCAAGGATCGTGCTGACGCCGAAGCTGATCGGTTGCTGGCCGAAATCGGCATGAAGAATGCTGGTGAGTATGCTGGTGGCACCTACTCTGTTGATCCCGACTGGGATTCGATGGACGGTATCGACGTGGCCAACTTTCTCAAGTAATCATGTTCAACGAGGAAGAAACCGTCTTCACATATCTTGATGCCCTGCGCGAGTCGGGCATCACCAATATGTTCGGTGCATCACCCTACATTGAAGATAAGTTTGGCGTTTCAGACAAGGAAGCCCGTAAGCTATTGCTGGAATGGATAAAAACTTTTGACAAACGACATCAGAGGAGTGAATAATCAATGAATAAGCGTTTACTCTTGGCAG